TTATTATTGGCTGTGGAATAATACTAGATGGAATACCTAGACTACTTCCAATGGTATTAGATAAAAATGGAAACTGGATAGGAGAAATAGTATGACAGATGATGAAAAGAAAATTGATCCTTTGTATTATCAAGCAGGTAAGTGTGCGTGTGGTAAGACTCTACAGACATATGATTATGTAAGACATCTTCCATATGCAGATGCAACAGCTATTAAATACATAACTAGACATAGAGATAAAGGCGGATCAATAGATATAAAAAAAGCAATATGGTTCTTAAAAAAAATATTAGCAGATGAGTACAAAGAAACCGAGTAAACCTATAGTTGTAGGAAATAATAAATACTACAAGTATTTGATAGTATGGGAAGATATTGTAGGAGATTCAACAATTACAGACTTTAATGAGTTTACACAAATGAGTTGTGCTTTAATACATACAGAAGCATATATATTTAAAAAGACATCTAAATACCTGTATTCTTTTGGTAGCTATCAAAATGATAATGGAGAAATAGGCTTTGGAGATAGAAATATTTACCCTAGAAGTGTAATTAAAAAGATGCTAAGGATATAGTAAGAATGAAAGCAGAACAAAAAAATAAAGCCCTTATAGGTTTGGATAACTTTAAAAGAGGTTCTGATGAAGAAGAAAATCTAAATAGTGCATTTAGTGCATTGTTTGGTACTGACATTGGTTTGTCAGTTCTCCAATACCTAAAGTCTATTACCATTGATTCGGTAGGTGGACCTGAGATATCTGATAACTCTCTAAGACATTTAGAGGGGCAAAGATATATAGTTGGATTAATTCAACGAAGAATCAATAAGGGTAAAAGTCAAAAAATAGTAAAGGAGAATATTGATGGCTGAAGAACAAACACAAGCAGTTGAACAAACACAAGAGCAACCTGTTCAACAACCTGCGGAAACAAATCCGCAACCAAATGTTTCACAAGAAACATCTGAACCTACTACAACACAACCTGCTCCAAGACCTGAGTATATTCCTGAAAAATTTTGGGATTCACAAAAAGGACAAGTAAATGTAGAAGAGTTTGGTAAGTCTTATGTCAATTTAGAAAAATATGTTGGCGGTAAGAAAGAAGAACTACGAGATCAAATTGTAGATGAACTTCAACAAGAAGCAATAGCAGAAAGACCTGAGAAAGTAGAGGGATATGAATTACCTAAACTTCCTGAGGGTGTTACAGAAGATATAGTAAATGCTAATCCTATGACAGATTGGTGGAAAAACTTTTGCTATGAAAATGCATATGACCAAGAAGTATTCCAAGATGGAGTAAATAAATATGTTGATATGTATGTAGGCAATCAAGTTGATATAGATGCAGAAAAAGAAAAGTTAGGAGAAAATGCTGATGCTAGATTGGATGCAGTTAATAGTTGGGCATCTACATTTTTTACACCTGAACAATATGAAGCTATATCAGGAACACTTGGACAATCAGTAGATGGTATTGAAGCATTAGAAAAAATGATGAATACTAATAAATCTACTATATCAAATGCACAAAACTATACACAACCTGAAAGACCATTAACATTAGATGATGTACGATCTATGATGAAAGATAGAAGATACTTTGATCCAAAAGAAAGAGATGAATCTTATGTGAGAAAAGTTGATGATGCTTTCAACAGATTGTATCGTGGATAGGTTAGTAGTAGAAAAGACTACACCTGAACATTGTTTTGATTTAGCCCCTAGACTTAAATCTATTGATAGATATGAATTAGCTTTATGGGGGCTTGATCCTTTACAAGCATTACTTCAACCTTTTAGATTTAAAAGAAGAAAGAATATACATACATTCACAATTTTGACAGAATCTAAACAAGAAGTAGTCGCTATATTTGGAGCTGTTTCTACAAGACAAAACGAAAAAATAGGCACAATATGGTTCTTAGCATCAGATTTATTAGATAAACACTATAGTTATTTCCTTAGAAGAAATAAGAAATGGCTATATTACCTAGAAGAAAACTATGATTATCTATGTAATTATATCACTGAAGAGCATCAAAGAAGTATAAGATGGTTAAAATGGCAAGGATTTAATTTTTCTAAACCTATGCTTGTAAAAGATGTAAAAGTATTGTATTTCTATAAGCGACTACATGATGTAGTCAAAATAGGAATGCAACCTGTTTTGAATGACCTCGGTCCAAATTGGACAACCGACTTAAATCAAAAAAGATAATTGCTTAATTAACAACAACAATGACAAAAAGGAGGCAACATGAGTACATCTATTTCAACTGCTTTCATTAAGCAATTTGAGTCAGAAGTTCATATGGCTTATCAGCGTATGGGTTCGAAATTGCGTAATACAGTAAGGCAAGTAAATAATGTAAAAGGTAGCCAAGCAAGATTCCAAAAAGTTGGAACTGGTACTGCTGTGTCTAAATCAAGACACGCACAGATTCCTACAATGGATATCTCGCACTCTACAGTTGATGTTACGCTTTCAGACTTCTATGCGGCTGATTATGTGGACCGATTAGATGAATTGAAAACTAACATTGATGAAAGACAAGTCCTTTCTCAATCTGCGGCGGCGGCTTTGGGAAGAAAAACAGACCAAACTATCATTGATGTATTAGACGCTGGATCAAACTCAAATAACATTGTGCATGGTTCTGTTGGATTAACTCTAGCAAAATCATTAAGTGTTTATGAAAAGTTTGGAGCGGCAGATATACCTGATGATGGTCAAAGATACTTCGTAGTATCTCCTGCTGGATGGGCTGATTTATTATCTATAGATCAGTTTTCAAGAGCGGAGTATGTCGGAGAGTCTGATCTTCCATTAGCAACTGGTATCACAGCTAAGAGATGGCTTGGATTTATGTGGTTTACACACTCAGGTCTGTCAATTTCTAGTACCACTAGAGAGTGCCATGCATTTCACAGAAGTGCAGTAGGTACAGCTATGGGTTCTGAAATTAGAACTGAGATAAACTACATTCCTGAAAAAGTCAGTAACTTAGTTACATCTTATATGTCAATCGGTTCAACTATGATTGACAATAATGGTGCAATTAAAGTACAAATAACAGAATAGGAGGCTTAAATGGCATATTCAGCAAGTAACTTGAAAAAGATCGCTGGTGGTTCAGTAGGCATATTCTATTATGATTCAACTGACGCTATCGGAACTATAGATGATGCAGATTACTTTCTTGGTGCAACCAATGAACTTAAAGTCGGCGATATTATAATCGCTGTAGGTTCAACAGGTGGAACTAGAACAGTAGATATGTTAGTAGTCCAAACCAATACTGGTACTGGATTAACAACTGTATTAGGAACATAGTAACTACCAATAAAATATGGGGGGATATTTACATTCCCCCATATCTAGTATAAGAATAAATAATGGCAGATAGCAAATTTGATATATGTAATAAAGCAATGGTATTAGTAGGTGCTAATACAATCACAAGTTTCACAGAAAATACAACAGAATCTAAAGTAGCTGGTCAGCTATATGAATCAACATTAGAAAATTTAATAACAAGATGTAGATGGAGATTTGCATCTAAACAATTACAACTTAGTAAAAATACAACCAATCCTGATGCTAGATATGCATCTTCATATGCTTTACCTAGTGATGCATTAATTATCCACACAGTTACAGTATCAGATGATGTAATAAAATTTGATAGATATGGACAAAATTTATTTACAGATACTACATCTAGTGATATTGTTATAGCCGATTACACTTTCCAACCTAGTGAAAGTGATTTTCCTCCATACTTCAAACAGACGCTAGTTTTCGAACTGGCGTCTTTGTTTGCTGGTGCAATAGCAAGAAACGATCAACTATCAGAACTATATCATAAAAGAGGTATAGCCCAATTAGCGATAGCAAAAGGATTAGACTCACAAGCACAAACTACAAGAAGAATGGATGTAGATAGATTTAGAAATAATAGAAACCAAACAGCATTGAGTGGTGTTAGATAGGAATGAACTATGGCAAGACAAAGGGTTCATCAGTCTAGTTTCTTACGAGGAGAACTTGATCCAAAAATAGTATCTCGTGTTGATCTAGCCGCTTATGGTCAAGGATTAAAAAAAGCTAGAAATGTAGTACCAGTTAATCAAGGTGGTATTGAAAGAAGAAGTGGTAGTGTCTATAGAGCAAACTTAGGTGCAACATCAAGATTAGAAACATTCATATTTAATGAAACACAAGAGTATGTATTTGCTTTTCAAAATCAATCTTTAAAAATATATTCTACGAATGGAAGTTTAGTATCAACATTATCTTCTTGTCCTTGGGTAACTTCTGAATTGTTTGAATTAGACTTTACACAATCAGGAGATACAATGATTATTGTTCATGAAAACTTTGTACCACAAGTAATACAAAGAATAGGATCAACTACATTTACAAGAATAGCTTTTGGTTTTGAAGTAAGTGGTAATGGAGAAGATGTATTCCAACCTTATTTTAAATTTGCAGACGATAGTATTACATTAGATATTAATAATACATCTAAAAATTCTACAGTAACTTGCACAACATCTTCAGCATATTTTACAAGTAGTTATGTAGGTATGAGATTAAGATATCATGGATCAGAAATAAATATAACTGGATATACTTCTTCTACACAAGTAACAGGAACTTTATTAAAGGATGTATCTATTGAATTAGATGAAGATCCATTTGCTGTACAACAAGGATCAGGAACAATCAAAGTAACTCATGTACAACATGGTTTTACAACTGGTGCATCTATTACTATATCAGGTGCAGAAGATATATTTGATACAGATGGAAATGGATTATCATCAGGAAATCTTAATGGAACATTTACTATAACAGTATTAGATGACAATCATTATACTTATACTGCTGGATCAAGTGATACTGCAAATGAATCTGTAGATGGTGGTGGTGTAAGAGTGCTTATAACAGGACATCCTCCGACTACACAATGGGATGAACAAGTATTTAGTACAGTAAATGGCTTTCCAAAAACAGTTACATTTCATGAACAAAGATTATTCTTTGGTGGAGTTACAGCTTTACCTGATGGAATACAAGCTAGTCAAGTAGCAGACTTT